TTTCGCGCGCGAATGAACCGCGTCGGGCAAGCTGAATATTCGTTACCGGCATCCCGGTTGCGCACGCCGGAGAGGATGCGAGGTTTGCCGCGCCGTCGATGACATTGGTGTGGATGATGCGGAGGTTCGCCATTTCAGCCCCAGAGGGTGAGCGTCACCCGGCGGTTAATGATTGATTCGTTGATGCCCACCACATAGACCAGTTTCCCCGAGCCGAGGCCGTAGCGTGGATGTGTCAGCGTTATCACATCCCCGAGATTGACCGTCAGGGGCAGGGTGATACATTCGGCTGAGTAGGTAGTCCTCACGGGTCCGTTGAGCGCCTGCTGTCGCTCTGCTTCCGTTACCGCGTCGGCCTTCAGCGCAAGATACGTCTGTTTTGCGTCCGGTTCAGCCGCCAGAAGGTGTGCGGTTTTGATTGACGGATCCGCTTTCGTCGCGTACCGCCATTGCTGCGCGTAAATCGCCCGGTCTGCGTCCGTAACGGCTCCACATACGTTCTCCTGCGGAGTGTAGTTGCGGAGATAAGCGAGCCGGGTGGTTTGGCAAGGGACGGACTGTTTAACGATTTTGAGGCCGCCCTGCACGATGTCGTCAGCGGTCAGGGTCATGGTGGATGCGCCCGGCACATTGTCGAGCTGTCCGAACACAAGCCGCCCATCCCGGCCCGGCGTGTAGAAGCCCCCCACCGACTTAATCAGGTCGTCTATCACGTCCAGTGTGTTGCGCCGGGTGTTGATGTAAATGCCGCACCGCTGTGGGCAATCATTGATGAAGGTCCGAAGGCTGGCACTGTCGATGCCCGTCACCGGCAAGTCCGTTTGCTGGATCAGGATATACCGGATGATGCGCCCGATACCTTCCACGAACACGCCGCCGGAGGTTGCCCCCTGCACGTCGCATGTCACCGTGCCGATAGGCTTTGACAGGAGCGTGAAGCGTCCCGTGGTGAGGTCTGCGGTGAATTCAATCGGGATGCCGTTGTCGCGTACCTCAACAATGCTGTGGACCGGCCCATCGTGGACCTGATAGACAAGCAGGGCGGTTGACAGGCACTTCGGGGAGATGTTGAAAGCTTCGCCATAGCACAGCGGGATCACGTCACCGGATGCCGTCGCGCCGCCGGTGTATTCTGCCGTCACGCGCCCCACGGCTGCCGCGTCGAGGGTAAAGGTTGCCGGGGTGGTTGCCGGGCTCGTGGTGTAATCGGAAGGGTTGAGGAGCACACCGTTGTCATATACCGCGTCGATGCTGGTTACTGCGTCCTCGCAAACTTTGTAGGTCGTGCCGCTGACAAGAGTGGGGTCACCAATGAGCCGATTCTGGATCGGCGTGTTGAGCGCCCACTGATTGTCTTTGATGCTCATCTTGACCTGGTTCGCGTTGGGGACGGAGATCCCGGAAATCGTCCCGGTCATTACCGATTTGAACCACGCACGCGGCCACGTTTGGTCGCCAAATAAAACAGAAACGGCGCGCCCGTCCCACCCGTACCCGAGCCATGCGTCACGGCTGAATTCCGAGTTATCAATAATGATGTCACCCCAGGAAGGCACCGTATAGCCTTGGAGCGCGTCCCCGAGCGCACAGGAGAATTTTGGGATATCGATCACCACATCCTGATACTCAGTGTTCGCCGGGGTGTCGGTAGGCTTGCTGCAAAACGGCATCGAGGCGAGATATGCTGTCTGTTCCCCGGAGTCGTAATACTTGGCTTCAACGAGCAAAACCCTTTGCGCGTCCTCCTTTTTCAGCCATTCGGCGTATTGAGCGTCAGTAATCGCCATCAGGCCCTCGCCACTGCCGAGAACGTGCCGGCCACGATGTCAGCGTTGTTGTCAGTCGCGGTCACAATCTTCTGGGCGTTCGCGTCGGCGTCCTTCCGCATGGCCGCGATTTCTGCCTTGAGTTCCGCGATGGAATTCACCATGGCGGTTGTCCCGGCGCTGATTGCATCCTGGACCCGGGTGATTGCGTCAATCTGCCGTTGCACGTTGTCGAGGGTAATGTCTCCGCTGATGCCTGCCACGTCCGCCAGGGTGCGGGTGACGGTCTCGTAAATCTTCGTGTAGCCGGTCCCAGAGCCGAACATCTCGCGCGCCGAAGTGAGGTACGATTCCGCGAGCCCTGGCAGGGCGGCAGTGTTGCCGGTCGATACCGCCCCTTGCCATGCCGCGCGCTGCTGAAATAGGAGCTGCGAAGGCGTGAGGGTAGATAGCGGCCCACCAAGAATGCTTTTCAACGTCTCGGCCGCGCTCATGGACACATCGAGAAAGGCCGCGCGCATCTGTTCGGCTGCCGTTGCCGCAGATTCCGTCATCAAGGCGAAGGCTTCGGACACGCTCATCAAGGCTGCGAAGGTTGACGCTCCGGCTTCCGTGGTCACGTCCAGGGAATTGACGAGAGAGATGAAATCCGAACGTGTGGCTGGGACAACCCGGCCCATCTCCGCGAAGGCTACATTGACCTGCCGGGTGGCCTGTGCCGCCTTCATTGCCCGCTGCTCATCATCAGTGAACATGTTGCTGAAATATGTGTCAACTGCGTCCGCGAACTTTTCAGAGCCGCCCATGAGTTCTTGAAGTTTGTATGCTGAGTTCGCGCCCTCAAGCGTAGAGCTCACTAAGGTTACCCCAATAAGCTCCAGTCCTTCATTCACCCCCTGCAAGGCCGTGGCAAGGCGCACCAAGGCGTCAAAAGCCGATTCGCCGTAATAAGTGAAATCCTTCAGTCCTGTCACAGTCTGCCCCATGGCGTCGGCGGCCTTGGCAAACCATGTTTCCAGGCTTTTTTGTATGTTTTCCGGAGTCTGCCCCGACGTAATAATATTCCCCGCCGGGAGTTTCGCCCCTTCGATATTGGCTTCAGTCCCCATGATAGTGGCAGCCCTCACGATGGTTGCCCGTATCTGCTGCATATAGGCGTTCAGCGAATCCGTAAGGCCGGAATTCAATTTGTACGCTTCGATGCCGGTTTTGTCGTCAGTGAACCATCCACCATCTTTCTGGCGGTAGAGATATCCCATTGCCCTGACTTCATCCCCTCTCCCCCCGAGGGCAATGCCTTGGTACTTGGTGTACCATTTATTGCCGATGCCAAAAAAGGTGTTCAGGACGCTGGTAATCGGGCCGGTAATCCCAGTCAGAAGGTTCCCGGAAAAAATATCTTTGAGGTCTTTCCGGAAGTCTGACCACGACCGGGCAAGACCGGAAGGAGGGGCGCTGAACTCCCCTTGCGTCAAACTTCCGGTCAAAAGTTTTGCCTGGCTGGTATTGAGGAGGTCCGCGATATCTGTGAGCCCATCGGAAACCTTGTTTAGCGCGAGGCTGGCGTTCTCCGCTGATGCCGCCAGCGCCTGGAGAGATTCTTCTGTCTGGCTGTCCGATGCCGAAACGTACTGAGCGCCGATGGATGTGCCGACCGTACCGCCACCTATGGCATTCCCCCCGCCGCCGGTAAATCCTGCTGTGACCCCACCGACCGAACCGGCCCCTCCGCCGAAGGTGGTAGAAGCAATTTTGGCAATCTGGATTGCGCCCATGGCTCCGATTGCCGCTGCCTGCACAATGTCCATCGGGTACGGCACTTGCGCCAGAGCCTTCATTATCCCTGCCGCCGTAGACATGATCGCCGCGCCGATGTTGAGCGCCTTTGCTGCTTCAAACCCTTTTCGACTGCTCTGATCCTGCGTATCTGCCAGAGCTGTGAACAGCCCGCCAACCAGACTTGCATAATCTGCATACGTTGATAGCCTGGCGCTGGTTTCGTCATCTGTAATCTGCTTCGCCTTCTGCGCCTGCGCCGCGTCAAGCGTAGCGAGGGCTATCGCCTCAGCTTTTCTGGCTTCCGCGCTGTCTTTATGTGCCTTCGTCGTCAGCTTGATTTGCTTCCGCTCTTCCTCGTATCGCCTGGTGAGCTCCGCAATCTGGCGTCGGTACGGATCGTCGATCATGTCAATTTCCCGATTTGCACTTCTAGACAGCATTGCATTGAGTCCGGAGGATTCCGCGAAATCCGCTTTCAGCTTGGCGATCGCCACGGACACCTTGTCGGCCATGTCCGGGAATTTCTCCGCGATCTCTTGGAACTTCCCGATCTGCGAGTTCATCGCGTCAAAACCGCTGCCGGGCTGCATGGCTTCAACCGTCTTGATGGTATCAGCGATACCCTGCCAGTATGCTTTCTTAGCGGCGGCCATGGCTTCGAGTCTGTCCTTGTATTCGTCGGCCTCGATTTTGGCCTGCTTCAGTGTTTCCTCAAACTGCTTCTGCGCCTCGATAGCCCTCAGATGTTCAGCCCGGAGTTGCTGAAGCAACACGATATCCGCGCCCTTCTTGTGCATCAGGTCAGTGTACTTATTGTCGATGTCGGCAATCTTCTTGGCATATTCGTCCAGGCCGGGGGTGAGGGCGTCAACCTCTTTTCGCAGGTCCGCATAGGTCTTTCTCCACTGTTCGGCTTCGCCCGCACCGCCCCCCCCTGCTGGCGATTTGCTTGCCCCTGACGCGCCTATCCGCCTTGCTGCGGCCGCTGCAATGCGCTGTTGCTCCAAGGCCGCCGCTTTGGCCTGTTCGGCAGGCGCGTTAGCAGCCCTGGCGGCAAACATTCGTTCAGCCTGGAGCTGGAACGAATTATCAATGGTGTTGCCCCACCTTTTTTTCATATCCTCTGAATAGGCGTCGCTGTAACTCCTGAAGTCCCGCAGGCTTTCTCTGGCCCCTTTAAAGTCAAGCCGATGGACTTTTGCGGTTGCGTCCAACAATTTACTGACCTGCATATGCCACGATATTGTGGCGCCGGTAACTGTGGCGATAAGAGTCAAGACCCCCCTGACTGCATCCGCTACGAATGCGAATACCTGCACAATCTCCCGGCCCCACTCCTTCAATTTACCTTCTCGTTGCAACCTTTCAGCTTCCGTGTTTGCGTCCTTCAGGCCGTCAGTAAACCCTGAGACAGCTACTATGAGGGCATCGTTGAACGTGCTCCCCAAAACCACTTTCAAGTTGTCCATATACCGCTGCATAGACAGTAGCTGTTTGCCTGCCGTTCCCATCGCAGCCTCATAGGCCCCAGCGATATTGATGCCCTGTTCAATGACTGCGTTTGTTCGGGCAGCAATTTTTTCGGTTTCAGACAGCTCCTTGCTAGTCTTCCCTGTTTGGTCCGCCAGTTTCTTGTACGAGTCCTCGAATTTGACGTTTATGCCGATGGTCTTGAGGATCTCGGTCTCGCCCCTCTGGATGCCGTCAATCATCCGGGAAAACGCTTGCGACGAATTTATCCCGCCAATAACCGCGGCATCCTGCGCGATACGCGCGAGTTGCGCCGACTTGGCAAGGTCCATCTGGGCACTCGCCATTTTAGTCAAGGTTTCCCGCGCCTCAACCATTGCAATGCCGGTTTTCTGTAACTCTTGCTGGTAGCCGGACATTTGCCGGGCGGTATACCCCGCGTTGTTCCCGACAACAACCATGGCCGCCCCCAAAGTTTCATATCTGGCTGCAAGGAGAATTGAATCCTTAATGTAGTCAGCGAGCTTCCACAGCCCCATGGCCGCCACTGCGCCCTTGATATACCCTGCCAAAGAACCGAACGACGATCCCAGGCCGCTCGTGACCCGCTCCGCCCTTCCGCCTTCAGCCGTCAGATTTTTGAGCCGGTCGATTGCGACAACAACACCATCGCTGCGAACTTCCAGCCCCAAGGTTGCGATATCAACGCCCATGATTATTCCTTCGCCGGTGGCGTCATTTCAATACGAAAAACATCATCAATGCCCGTCAAGGCGTCCATTTCCCACTGTTTCAGCGTAACACCCTTCAGCCGCGCCCAGGCATCAATGTCGGGCCAGGTGATAGGGTTCATCGCCATGCCGACTGTGCGCCGCCCGCTCAGCTCTGAAAACCACGCCCAAACGTGCGCCGCACATTCCGGGAGTTCCGGGAGGCTCTGCAATTCGGGCGGGGTGAGGCCTGTTATCCGCTCCACTTCCTCAAGTTGAGCCCGAAGGGATTTGGTCGCTCCCTTCGAGATTTTATCTAGTTGGAACTGGCTCTCCGCGTATGCGACTACTTCCCGGACGAGCCCTTGATAAAATTTCCCCGGTCCATGATGCCTTGTGTAACCTGCTCAAAGATCCACGGGAAGCGGTTGAAAATGTCCTCAGCGTCCGTCAGTGACTGTCCCTTGTAGGACAGGCCGTCGATGGACTTCGTGCAGGCTATGACTTTGCGCTTGTCGAGCTCCTCCCGCTGTTCCGGGGGCATGAACTTGCCACGGTTGCGCCTGCTGTACTCGGTATACCTGACTTCCGCTTTGCGGCTCTCTGACTTGAATATCTCGCTGTCCTGCCCGTAGACGGTAACGGTTGCCCCTATTTCGTCGCCTGTAGAGGGGTGCACGATCTGGATGATTGCGGTGTCGTCCTGGTCGAGCGTTGCGAGGTCAAACCCTTTTACTTCTTTCATTGCGTAAATCCTTTCTGTTGAAGGTTGAAAAGAGGGGGACGCTGGCCGGAGTCAACGAAACCGGCCATACGGGAGAGGAGACAAACCGCTTAACGCCCCATGCTCCAGTTAAGGAGTCCTGGTGATCTTGATGGTTGTATCGGTCGCGGTGTAGGTTGCCGCGAATGCCAGAGATTCGGTGCGGGCCAGTTCTGCGTCGTCGCGGGTGTTGCTGGTGTATTTCACCGTTCCGAGGTCGATGGTGTAGGCCTTCGTTGCAGACACGCTGCCGAGGATCAACTTCAAGGAGGACCCGACGCCGTTGATGAACTTCTTCCTGAGAGCCTGGTCGATGTAGTAAACTGTGATGTTGCCAGAAACCTTGATGGCCCCGACGCTCACGGATTGCGCCACTGCCGAACCGCAAGCGAAATTCGGTTCAACGCTCTGCTCAACCTTGAGATCCCATCCAGTAACGTGCGCGATGGTGGCGCCGCCTTCCTGGATGGTGCCGGTGAAGGAATCGAAAGGAGCGATGGTGGTAGGCGCTACAACGGAGGTTGCGATGGTTGCGAGGTTCAGAATGATGCCTGCCGTAGCGGTTTTCGTCACGATGCCGGTTGCCGTGGTAAACGTCATCACGGTATCGGTCAGGGTAGTGATTACCCATCCGGTCGTGTTGTTGTTGCCGGCGTCAGTGTTTCCGAGGCCGCAAACTGCGTCCCCGAGTTGCCATCCGTCAACGGTCTGGAATCCGGCAGAAGCTCGGGTGATGGTTTTGGCGTCAGCGTCGTATGCGAGGTTGACGCCCTTTGTCTGCGCTACCTTGATATCCCTGAAGATGAAATCGAGTGAGCCTTCAGCGATACCGTTCACCTTTTGACTGATGCTGAAGCCGGAAAACTGCGTGCCGAGTACCCGCTCGATGATGTCCAGCTCGTCGGATGTTTCCTCGAAAGTGAAGGTCCGTGCCGCATTGCCCACCTTGAGGACTTCAGCTGCCCACGTTCCACCTAGGATAGCCTCAAGGATGGAATCATAGGTTCCGTAACTCCATTCAATCGGGACGGAGCCGGACCCGCTGCGGTTGCCGTAGGACATAGAAGATTCCATCCGGTCAGACCGGCGGTCCTTGCTCATGAAGGTGTCGCGCTTCAGGTCGAACTTGACACCGACCTTTGAACGGAGCGTCTGATAAGCTCCGGCGGCGGCGGTGCCGGGAGTGACTTCGGGGAAATAGGTATACAGGGTCTTACTGCCGTCTGTCGTGGTGAGTGCCATATTTGCTCCTGTTCTGCGTTAATTGGCTGCGAGTAGCCGGTATCGAATCGTAATCGGTATGTGGATCCAGCCCGTTTCCTGTAACATCGGACCGGGGAATGCTTTCTGAATCTGAACCGTGATATCGGAGTAGGTCATCAGCGTGCCGCGTTTAAAGAAGTCAACGAGGTTGTCGCGGAGGGTGTTGATTGTCGACACTCCGTTCCCCGCGGGCGCGTAGATGCTGATCTGGTAAATCCCCGCGTGCCTGTTCTGCCCTGCTGTGCCTAGTTCAGCCTGTACCGGCTCCCCAGGGAGAAGGAAGGGGGCGAGGTACGGGACAGCGCCCGGCGTGAAGCTCATATTCTCCCAGGCAACGGAGGGGAGAGAGGGGAAGGTGAGCAGTCGAGTAACGAAGGCGGCGCGGATTTTGGTCTCAGGCGCGCCCATCATCTGCCCCCGTAATGTGACGAGATTTCCGACAAGGTGGCCCGCACCATTCCCGCCGGAGCCTGTTTGCTGTGCCCATACTCAAGCGCCCCGATATAGGGAAGATTGTTGCAAAGGAATATCGAGCCGATGCAGTTCCAATCGAAAGCCGCCTTCTGTGCCGCTGCGATTGATGCCCCACCGGTCTTGTCCATCCTTTCAGGGTAGGATGCCGTTGTAGGGGCAGCGACAGACGGTGACCAATTCGCCCTTGCCCTGCCGGTGTCCACCGGAGTCTTGAGGACAACGCCCGCAAACGCTTCCATCGTGATTTTCTGGATCACCGTTTTCATCTGCTTTTCAGACTTGGCCTGGAAGCGTGAGAGGTCGATGGAGAAGGAGCCGGGCATTATTCGCTTTCCTTGCCGTCACAAGTCGGCATGGTCTCAAACCGGACGGCCTTGATAGTCTCTCGCCCCTCAACCATAGCTTTAATTACACGGTGCCAACCGTCCATGATGAAGCCGTCAGGGTCCATCAATACCGGGTATTCAAGGGATGTTTCGTTGACCCTCTTGATGTGTTCCGCAATATCTCGCGCGGTACGGGACTCGTCAAAAACCTTCTGCCCGATATAGATGCCGATTACGGGTATTTCAAAAACAGGCAGCCCCTTTGAATGTTCGATTAATCGGGCAACGGAATAATAAAAACCGTTGCTATCTGTGTACTTCCAGTCAGCAAGGCCTGTGTTTTTGAGTAAAACTTTCATCCATTCCTCACATGCAGCTTGTAAATGTAAGCCGTACCCGCCGGATTCACAGCATTAACCGCTACCACGTTCCAGACAACGCCCCCGATGGTCAGGGAGTCGCCGGGAAGGGGTGCCGTCTGATCTGCCGAGATAATCGCCAACCGGTCACCTGACTGAATCAGCGTGCCCTGCGTCATCGACATAACGTCTTTCACGCTGGGGGCCGTCTCAATGCCGTATACCGTCCAGGTCTGAGTAACCGGCGTGCCGATGCTCCCGGCTACCGGGTCAACCGTTCCAGGGGATACGCGGGTCAGCGTGAGGGCTTGGCCCTTTGCCTTCAGTGTTTTGACGATGGTTGCAGCGTTCATTTCGCCGCCTTGATGCCCGATATCAGCGATACCCAAAAACCCTTGGTGAAAATAGCGATGAGCGTCAAAACAATGGCGGTCAGCACCACGCTCCCTACGATACTTGACGCCTTGTCAAAGGCTTTCAGGATGCGTTTGACGGTGCTTACCTCTTCAGGGGTGAAGTTCATGTTGCATACGGTATGCGTCTTGAGCGCCGCCGCGATTGCTTCAACGTCTTCATCTGTCAGAGATCGACGGCGTACTGGATATTCGGGCATGTCGTCCCCGCCGTATATTGTCATCCGCGCACCACGTCAGTGCTGCCGGAAGGTTTGAGAAAGTCCGAAAGGAGCTGGTCAACGAGCGGGTAGGCCACTTGCCCCGGTGCCGTCCCCGCGAAGTATTCCGTCTCGATAACGTCGATCTTCTCCCGCTTGACGCCTGCGGTTGCGTCTGCCGCCAGGTCGCCGGAGAGGGCACGGAGGGCAAGCTCGCATTGTGCGTCCTTCAGGCGTTGCGGGATGGTGGTGATTGCCAAGAATCCGCTGTATTCGGAATCGTAGAAAGAGGGCGGCACGTCGTAATAAATCTGCTCGTCAACGACCTTTACACCAGCCCTCGGCCACTCCATAGCTTGCGTGAGAGGGTAGACCTTCTGACCCTTCCAGCGCTTCCGATAGTGGCCGTCAAGGTAAGCTGCGGCACGACGAAGCGCGGCTTCCTTCACGGCGTCCGTTCCGGTCCAGAGGGTGTTTCCCCTGGCGGTGTGATATGTGGTTGCGTCTGCGGCTGATATGTACGACTCTGCGCCGGTTACAATCGCCCCTGTCTCCACGGTCAAGGCCACTATTCACCCCTGCACAGCGTCAGGAGGTCGCTTTTCCTGACGAGGTTCGGATACGGCTTGTTGTTCTGGTCCAGCCATCCTCTGAGCTCAGCGACAGACATATCCGAAAAGAGGTCTTTGATTTCTTCCTCTTTCGGCGGTTCCGGTTCGCCCGGAGGGGTGAGACTCCACCCCATCTCCCGGACGCATTCCCGAGCATCAACGCTTTCCTTTTCGAACTCCTGCCCGTCGAGGTCGTACACTTTCATGAGAGACATGTATATTCCTTCCCTGTTTTACGAGAGAGCAACCGCGCCGGTGTTGCTGATAATCGTTCCGTTCCCGGCATGATCGAAGAACACCACAAGGGCATCGTTGATGTCGGCGAAGGTAGCAATCTTGTTGGTGCCGTCCCACGTCCCGGTGGTGATGGTGCAGGTGTGGTCCTGTCCTCCCGCGGGCTCCAGGCCCGCCTTGACGGTGAACCAACCGAAGTGGAGGGAAGCATCGGCGATGGTTGCGGCGATGGTTGCGGCTGCATTGTTCAGCAGTACGCTCTTTTTGCCAGCGGTGACGACCTGTGCCCCGGCATCCGTGATAGTCTGCCCGATAGAGGCAACGGCGCATTGCGAGTTGATCTCTGCCGGAGTAGCTGTTACCTGAACCTCTGCCCCGGTCGCCCCGATATGCAGCTGCGTAGCTTTCACCACGCCAACATTACCGTTTGCGTCCGCACAAGCGACTTTTGACGCCTCCTGCGTGCCCGGGGTGGTTACCGCGGTCCGGTTCAACTGTGCAGCGGTGGCAGTTACTTGCGTCTCGCTACCAGATGCCCCAATGTGAAGTTGTGTAGCCTTTACAACGCCCTGGTTGCCGTTGGCGTCGTTCACCTTGCACTTGCTGGCGACATTCCCGCCAGCGGTGGCGCCATTCAGATACTCAGTTTCAACAGCGCTCAATTCGACTTCGGCCACGACTTCGGCCACGGTCTTTTTAACAGTCTTTTGTACATTGGCGTTGACGGGTACGGTGACATCAATGGTGTTTGACATGACGCCCCCTTATCGCTTTGCCAGGAAAGCGCCGAAGGTCATACCGGTGGTATCGATGGTGCCAGCCACTACGCAAGACAGGCGCACGTAGCGGTACAGAGTCCCATTGACCTCGTTACGGATGGGGATAACATAGCGGCCCGCTGCTGTGCGGTTGGCGTCCTGCGGGACTACCAGCTTTCCGAAATGTGCTTTTCCGAGACATTCAGAGGTGGAAGTCATGGCTGCTACGGTCGAGCCTTCGAGGTTGACCGTGTAATATTCGTCGTTGCTGGCGATTTCGACGGAGGCGACATCCAGCACGAGAAATCCGTCAAACAGGCCCTGCCCGATATCGAGGATATCGCCATCAGCAGAAGCGGTCAGTGCGGCGCTATCGCGCAGATTGAGCGCGTCATCATAGGTGAACTGAGAATAAAGATTTGCCATTGTGTATTTCTCCATAGGGAGGGTTACCCCTCCCTGGCTACGGGTTGATTACGCGGTTACGGCTGCGTCAGCAATGGACCAGAGGCGGGTTGCTGCCCGTCCGTTGAAAATGGCGATGCCGTTGTACCATTCGACGCGGGTGCGGAAGAGCGGGGAGGTCTGAAGTTCCCCCAGGTCGCGCACGTCGATACCGCCGTTCTGGATGCCGGTCAACATGCCGTCACCGAACGACACGACATAGATGCTGGTGCCGGTCGCGGTGCCGGAGGTGCAGGCTTCGGTGTTGGTGATGATGCTGGTCTGGGTGTTGTCCAAATCAACGACCAGAATCGGGAGGTCGTTATACTTCATCACAGGGCGTCCGAAAGCGTCTTTGTCGTAGGTGATGAACCCGCCGATCTGGTAGTTTCTAGCTGCGGTGGTCAGTCTGCGCCGCATACCCTTATTCATGATGAGGTGCGTAGGGTTCAGGGTCTGGTCAATGGCTTCGTCCAGCTTGGCAAGGGATAGTGCCGTGCCGTTTGCCGTCGAGCCAGCCGCAATCTTCTGATCGCCGACGATGCGGACCTTCAGGCCGTCGAACTCTCGCGGGTCGCTCTGGTTGTCGCCGTTGAGAAATTTGGCAGTCCAGGCGAGAGACAGGGCACGGACCTTCATCGCCTCATGCACTGCACGCTGATTTGCGCCCATGGTGTCGATGATGAACTTGTCAACGTCGAGGTCGCCACCGGCGATTACCAGCGATTCGGTCAGCGGATTCAGCACGCCGGTTGAGGGGGTGTATGCCTCGTTCACGCCACGGAAGCCGACCCCGGGAAGTGCGCCCTCGCGGTTGTACTTCATCGCGTTGCCGCTAATGGATTCAAAGGGAAGGTTCGCCAGGATGTCGGACGATCCGGCGTACAGTTCGATGATTGCGTTTTTGATTACGTCGCCGGGATTGAGTTTCGCGGCTTCAAGCAGGGTAAGTGCCATGATGGTTACTCCTAAGTTTTGTGACCAGCCTCACGCGCTGCCGTGATCCGGTCTGTAGGTTTGAGATTTGCAAACTTTTCGGCGTTACCGCCGCCATTGCTTCCCTGCGCTCCGCTTCCGCTTGCGCCACTAGCTCTGTAAAGTGCGTCCTTCATCGGGTGCGCCTCCACAAGTGCTGCTATTGCTTCTTCAAAGTCTGCCGGTTCGCCCGGACGTGATTTACTGAAAATCTGGTTACCGCTTGCATCTGTGGCAACTACTTTTCCACCTTCTATCTTGAAATTCTTCCCGAAATACGCTTCCGCGATATCCGGCAGGAGGATTAACTTTTCTTTCAGGAATGGGCTGGATGCGAATTTGTTGGACACCTCCAGTTTGTAGATGTGTCCGTCCTTTTCTGTCAGGGCGGTTTCAAGGGCTGTCGCTTTCTCCTGGATCGGCTTCACGGCGTTGGCGATCAGCTTCTGAATCGCCTCGTCATCCATCGCCTTCTTGCCTTCCATGGACTGCGCGAATTGCAACGCCTTGATTGCCGCTGCCGGGTCCTCGATGCCCTCAAAGGCCGTCAACTTCTCTTTGGCTTCCTTGGCCGCCAGGCGGTGAGTCTTCGCCTCGCTGTTCAGTTCCGTGATTTTCTGCATGGCCGCCGGTGCGTCGAACGGAATATCCGTCCCGCTGTCATCCACATAAACCGGCTTCCCGTCCTGCACCACTACATGTCCAGCTGCGTCAAGTTTCAGTTTCATAGCGTCTCGCTTTCGTTCGGCCTGCTGGCCATGGGTCTGATATTGATCGCACGGTATACGGGGAGGCGTGAAAAATTCCTCCCGTCTATTGCACAAACTGAGGGAGGGGAATTATTTTTCAGAAATTGCATTTTTCCCCTTGACATTTTTTACCCATTGGGTAAAATGGGTATCAAGAACACGGGGCGACCCGAAAAAAATAAGGGGGAAAATCATGAAAGCACTAACTGGCAACACCTACCCGGTAAAAGACCAAATTAAGGCAATGGGTGGAAAGTGGGACGCTGATAAAAAAGCATGGATGGTGCCCGACAAGGTTTATGAGCAAGCGGTTTCCCTGGTGAGCGGAGCCCCTAAAAGTCAGTATAAAGGCCACTATGACCCGAACAAATTTAACGGCTACGGACGCAAGCGCGGCGGGTACACGCGGCGGAACGAAGACGACGAGTGCGAATTGTGCGGGAAGAATAAATACACGTGCGGCCATTGTATTGGCTGGTAAGGGGGAGAGGAAATGAAAAAAATAAAACTGCAAGATATGAAAAAAAGCGGCCTCTTCTCGGAGCATCAGGGGTGTCAAATTGTTGCCGGACCGCATCAGCAGGTACGGCTCACGATCCCGGCGCGTGAGGCGCTGGAAGCGTCCGGCGCAACTATCACGCCTGAACCGCTTGACGCTGAAATAGGCATGCCCACATATACCGTGGTGCTTGGCGATCACATTCCTGCCGGACTTGTCGCCGCATCAACACATATCCAGTGTCTGGAGGGACACGGATATTACGAGATTCTTAGCCTCCGCATGGAGATTGAGCCTCCATATCCCGGCGAGCATGATGGCGATTACTGGCGGAGGCTGGACTTTACCCCCTGTCCAAAATGTGGCGCTCCGCTCATCTGGTACGAGGCCGGGTATGTGCCCGGCTATCGAGTATGTGCCAAAAAACCGCATCATCATTGGCTCGCTGGGCGGGGGGAATGATGACCCCCGCCGAACTCAAGGAAGAACGAAACCGGCTCGGTCTCTCCGTCGAAGCAATGGCGGAGAGGCTCCACCTCTCAAAGGGAACGTATCTCAAATACGAGTACGGACAGAGGGCCGTCCCTGACGATATTGATTGGCGGGTGTCTCTGGCTGAGAAAGACCCTTGCGGGCTGGCTCTGCTAATTCTGGAGCGCACGAAAGAATTTGGCTGGGAACAGGGACAGGAACGGCAGATAGGCGAAGAGATTGTCGGGATGATGGATGATTCCGTAAAATAAAAAGCCCGGACGCGATGCCGGGCAATGGCTGTGGTAGGTGGTGAAACGGGGAGAGGGGGGAGGGTTAGCTATTAGATATTCTTACTCGCTGCGTCATAGCCTTTTCTATGGGCCACTTATGGGTATGTATTCTCTTGTAAAGAACATCTCTCGGGATACCTTGCAGTGCCGCCCATTGACTTACGGTTCTAGTTGCGCCTCGCCATTCTATCACCATGTTGTTGCTTTTATTGTTGGCTTGCTCACGATTGTTGGCCCACCTGCAATTTGACTTCTCGTAATTACCGTTACTGTCTATCCGTTCGATAGTGCATCCCCTGGGCCTTGGCCCCATGTCGCTGAAAAACACTTCAAAAGAATCCCACGCAGGGTCAATGGTGATGCCCCTGCCTCCATAATTGTTGTAGTTAATGCAATTCTTGTTGAGCGTCCGGTATCTCATTTTGGCCCACGTTTTATATGCTCCCGTAAAACTTCCATCAGATGCTTGTCCGTGCTTACGGTTCAACGTGCGGCCCATTTCTACCTTTAGACACCCGCACGATTTACATCCTCCATTGCGCAATTCTGCACCATAGACCCGGTGCAAGTTACCGCAGGAGCATTCACAAAACCAATAAACTTTTTTCGGTGTAGAGTCGGGGTCTTTTCTAATAACGGTGAGTTTACCAAATATCTTTCCAGTCAAATCAATGAGTGGCGGCATGACACATCTCCTTTGGATGCCCTTAAGGTGAGATGCAGCAGGGAGTAAGGTTCTCCTTTTCGCCTGGCCGGGCTAGCTGCAAGGTTTAACTATACCACAAATGCGTGGTCATGTGCCAAAAACTCTTTTGAAAACAGCTTTATTTCTGGCCTTGAGTTCTTTTAAGTCGTACACGACCCCCGCTCTGTCTGCGAACTTTTCAATCTTCAGCTTTCCATCAAGAAATAGCTTCGCCCTTGTTGGGCCGAGCATGTCCTTTATATCTTCCGCGCTCTGCGTTCGCATCCACTCATCCATCGAAATATCGGCCCTTACGGGTCCATTTTTTGAAGCCCGTGTTGACGCTGGCATTTCATCCATATCAATACCCAACTCCCGCCAGGTGCGAAGCTCTGGTATCGCCACCGATCTACAATTAACGTGAATCGGGGGGATTGGTCCCTGTCCCACTGGATATTTCGTCCCCGATAAGCTGCGGCATTGGATCGATGTTCTGCCGTCCAAGGTGGAAAGAAACACCCACCCCTTGACCACTGCGCTGTTGGCCTTGTACGTCAACTGCATGGCCTGATTGGAAGTATGGTTCACGACTGTTCGGCAAATAGCCTCGCAATGTCGCCTTCCAGCCTCTAAGACTCCATCCTTGAACTGCTCCGCCCTCGTACCGCGTAACCGCCGAACGAGAGAATCGACACTTTCGCCCTCCACCATGCCGAGCCGGATCGCGCCCCTGATGTTCTCTTCTTTCCCCTTCGCCAGAGAGTCGAAAATCTCCTCCAGGAGCAGCTTCTTTTCCGGCCCGACAGTGACCGGCGCCTTATTCACAATCGCAGCCAGCTGCTCCACGGTGGGCTGCACGATGTTGAACGTTACCGGCGCCTGAGTTGCCAGGACTGCCACTGAAGCCCCCGTCTCAGCCGTGCCAAAGTCCAGCATGGCGCTTAATAGCTCATTGTGCGCCTGCTTGTAAACCTCTTCGGTCATCAACCGAATTTCTTTCAGAAGGGCGTCAAGGCGGGCTTTGGTGAATGTGCCATCTTCGCCGCGGGCCGAAATTTTAGCCAGGACTTCCTTGTCTGCATCGTTCAGTAAAGAGAGGATGTCGCGCACCACTCGTGAAGCGTAGCGCCCCAGATTGATCTGGTGTCTGATGGAGTAATCAAGTAGTTGTTTGGCGGGGTCGGTCATCGCTCACTATTCGCCGATGCCGGGTCTTTCTGATTCGTGAATGACGCCAGCGGTGGGCCTTCATCATTCAATTCTTCCACGTTCAGCTCAATGTCGAAATCCGGAGGAAGCTCCCCACGCCATATCAGCGTCTTCAGCGCCTGTTTACGGGATATGTCGCCGAGGGCGCGGTATTTGCCGATCTCTGCAAGCCCTGCGTCGGTTCCCTTGCGCTCTCCGAAGTCATCATTGACTGTCACCTCGCCTCCAGCGTCCGGACCAAGCCCGAGCATCATGGCGAAGTGCTGGAAAAGCTGCTCAATGCTGTCGCCGATGCCGCCGGCCACCGCCTTCAGCCCGGCGTTACATTCTGCCGAGTCGAGAGCCGCCGCCGTTGCCGTGACCTCCCCGGCTCGTTCGATGCGGAGATTTACAGATGCCGTCTCAATGGCAGTCTCAATGCTCTCAAGGTCAAGGCGTCCCATCTCCACGCCTTTTCCGGTCGGTTCAACGTATGCGTACTTCGCATCAGGGTTCGGGGACTTCAACAGCTTGGATGGTCCGGTCTCAATAGTGCTTTCCTCGCTCACGCCCACCGCCGAGAGCATGGCGAACCGCTGGAAGGTGAGGGCGTTGATCTGCTCTGCCATCGACCGCCAATGTCTGAGATTCAGCTCTGCCGTGGCGCGGAACGGGGGCAGGCCCTCGCAGAAGCCGACGCGGTTGGTGTAGATCGGGACGAGGGCGATCCGCTGGAAGGTGGTAAGCCCTTCCTCGACCTTCACCCACTTCTTTTTATCGCCGGTCTGCCGCCAGATCGAGAAAGCGACACGGTAGCCGCCCTCTACCCGCACCAGCTCCAACACGCGCACCTGCTCGACCGTGGCGTACTCCCAGGAATCCGGGACCGGCTTTGACGTGCACTCCCGGATCCGCACCCGCGTCAGCGTATCTACCCCGCCGATCATCTCGCTCACGGTCTCCAGGATGCTTTCAGCCTTCACATGGATAGCGTAGGGGCGCTTGCCCGTCGCCTTCTCATCAGCCAAGGTCTGGGCGCCGGTGTCGGGCGGCATATCGCCAAGAATGAAGGAAATGCCGTCCGTGAAAGCGGATTTTGCAACGTCCATCATGAAGGTGTCAAGCCCGCGCCCCTGTCTGTCGATGTTCTCGCAGAGCGCCGCAATATCTGCCGGCACGTTCTCTTGCAGCACAATCGGCTTGCTGAAAATCTTGCCGGTGGCCTTGCCAACGGCCTGATCAAGAAAGTTGGTCAGGATGTTGCCCTTGAGGCGCAGCTGGTAGTTCTTCTCCGATTCCGCCGGATGCTTTGGCAGCCAGGTCTGGCCCTGCGCGATCATCTCGTCTGTTCCGCCCATCAGCGCGCGGCATAACTGGCGCTTGCTTTCCTGGTAGGCTACGCGAGGGGAGGGGTCGGCTACGGTCTTTTTGTTCATGGTCCGTCCTTATGTAAACATGTCCGAGGTGGTGGCTGTCTTTTTCGGCATTGCTACTCGATACCGTGTCATATCCCCTGCGTGGTCTTCTGCGTCGGTGTCAACATCGTCGGGCTTCTTCTCGTCACGGGGCAAGGTCGGCACCGTTCTCAACCACTGCCTGCAATGCTCAAAAACGAACAGACCCGGCTCTTCCATTGGGAATTTCTTGCTTGCAGATAGCCGCTGCCGAATCAGTTCCCACCCGTTGAGCCTACTCCCTGGTGACTTGTCTGACCGCTCCCACCTCACGCCCACCGTTGCCATGTTGTCGGCTATGCAATGCCCGTCTTGAGTGTCGAATATTGAGTTGTCTGCCGGGCCGGGCCGAACGGTGAGCTTCATCTTCTTCTCGCGCTCCAGGACGCCCCTGGCGATATCCGAGGCAAGCATCTTCATTCCTTCGTTCTGCTTGCCTGTCCATCCGTACCACTCATGAATCAAAAACAGCGTGCCGCGTGGAAAGTTGCGCTTCGTCCCATCGGCAAGCGTCGCCTCTGTGCCGTCCGATTCAGCCCACCAGCCGACAGAGAAGGGCCGGGAAGACCCCCAGTCGAAAGCCCGATCAACCCGCCATGATTTCGGAATATCGAACGGCTGCAAGACATGGTGTGGCGCGCTCCAAACTTCCGTGAAGATGCCACCAGCGACGATATCCCAGTCCCCATAACGCCAGGCCTTTCTGAGGTTATCGTCCTCGATACAGTCCAGTTTCGACAGGTATTCAGGGTCGGCATTGAGCAAGACGTGATTCTCTTCAACATCTCCATGGATCCTCACCCGTGCCTGTCCGTGCTCGTCGTTTATTGGAGTCAAGGCGGGAGCCGGGTCTATGAACCTCATCTTTACCGCGCCATGGCCCACGCCGTAAGGATTGCATGTTGCCCTGTATTTCCTCGGCATCCCTGGATGACTGGACCGGCTGCACGCCTTCATCTTGTCGTAGCAATCGAGGGATGGCCAGTTGGTCAACTCTTCCCATCCGATCCATGGGTACTCATGCCCGTGATAGTTCCAGTAATCATCAGGGCTCTTCATGTGCCGAAGGAGCAACTCCTCGCCGGTCGGCCACTTCCACGTATAATCAGCCGCGTTGAATTTCGCGCCCGGAAAGATCTGGAAAAACCACTTTTTGCTTTTCGCTACCACGTCGGCCAACTGCGGGTAGGTCTGCCGAAAAAGGATGCCGCGCCAGTTCGCTCCGAACCCTTCGCCGACATGTTGTGCGAAATCCATCAGAAGGCTGTCAGTTTTGCCGTTGCCGCGAGTTCCTTCGTAAAGCACCTCGTAGTATGGACAGGTTAAAAAAAGAGTCTGAGAGCCTGCCTGAGGCTCCCAGACTACGGGTATCGTCATCCCTTCTTGCCCCATGTTTCGGGTGAAGCGGTCGGAGGTACTTTCAGCACGCCGGAATGGGTGACCTGTACGCTTGACTCCAGCTTGTCGGTGAACAGCTTCAGATGGCGGCCTATCAGTTCGCAACAACCCTTAACGTCAATCGTTTTGTACTCTTCGATGAAGCCGTCCTTGTACTTCACACCCACAATAGCCCGCGCCGTGTCATCGTCAAGTTCATGCGGCATCTTCAGTGTACCGTCATCGTGATATAAACGCCTCACGTCGAACTCTTGCCCCTGCATCAACCTCTTGAGCGTCTTTTCTGCCTTTATTTCAAGCCGACGAACAATCGGATCTCTCAACTCTTCAACCCTTGCCTTAATCTTGTCCCGGTCGAAAAACTCCTTTGCTTTCCTGTTGATAGTCGCGGGTTTCATGTTGACACAGTTAAACGCCTTCCGGTAAGCGTCGGTCTTGTTTCCGCTGCTCAGATATTCAAGGCAGGCGTTTTCTTGTTTCATGGTCAACAACGGTCTCTTCATGCTACCCGTCTACCACTCCCGGTGTGAACTATTCCACCCCTGTGTTGCACTTTCTGCGAAGCCGCTTCAGCTCCTTGTGCATGATGTAGTAAAAATTCCGGCGGCTGATTCGGTACTTACGGCATAGTCTGGTCATGTTCCTCCCGTCGTACTCGCCCATCATCTGGATGTTGCGCATCTCGATTTTTACGCCTTCAGTCTCGTACACCGTGGTCACCGCCACCATGACCGCCTCTTTTGCCTTCGGCGGTAGGGGAGGAAGGAGAGGGAGCAACGTTTCGAGCCTTTCGCTTTGTGGCACGTTTGCCGGGTAATCTGTCATTTTCATCACCCTTCTAATGTCTGGCAGTCTTTTGTGAACATTCTCCCGCTGCTTGTTGCTGTCTATCCATTATCGGCCCCTTGCCCCTGTTCAGTGCTCCAGTCACCCAGACTTCGAAACCTCTCCCGGGAAACCTTTTCATACAACCTTCCGCCGTGTTTCTCAGGGCTTCGACATCTCTATCCCTCATCGCGTCACATGACAGGAAGTCAACTACCGCCCTACCGTATACGCTTACAGGGGTCTTCCATGGTTGCGCTTCTTCGGCCTTCAGCCTATCGGCTTCTCTCTGCCGCCCTTCGGCTTCACGGTCCCGTATTTTGCGCCCTTCCTGGAGGATGATGTCCCTGATCTTCCCGGGTGCTACCAGTTGATCGGGGTGAAATTCCATCTCAATCCGTTTCACCGCCCTCACCATGGCGGCGTCCGGCTCGTCCCTGACCGCATCCCATATCGACGCGGCCGCCTTCGCATCATAGCCGCGGCGAAACATGCTGTTGATCATGTCCATGGCGTCAGAAAAATATTCCGGTTTCACGCTGCCCCCTTAATCGCCGCCAATATCTCGGCGGATGTTGCTGCTTTGGGCCTGTCGTCCTTACCGCCTTTCAGTCGCTCCATTACCCAATTCAGGCTTTTTGCCCCCGCTCCAGGGACGGCCTGGAACGCTTCCGTGATCCGTTCCGGAGGGTAGAGATGGCAGATATCCTGCAACACGGTTACGATGGGTTGATTTTCGTGGATGGTCCCGAAATATTCCCGGTAGAGTTTGCGACATTCGGAAACCGGCATCCGGCTTTCTTTTGCTGCGGCATAGCCGGACTCGGCCGACGGTTCGCTGTCTGTACTTACTGACTCTGTTATAGCAGCAGCAGTACTATCCATTCCTTTTCCCTTCCCTTCCCTTCCCTTCCCTTCCGTCCGTGAATCCTCAATGAGTATTGTGTGAGTCCTCAGTGAGTCGTCGTATTCCGGGCAACCATTTTTTGACGGACGGTTAACTATCTGGTGTTCTGTAAATGTTCGGATATGCAGATATTTTCTACCTTCCACGGCATATTCGATGACAAGACGGTGGATAATTAGTTCTTGAATCAAAGGCTCGACCTCAATCACATCGGCAGGAAATATCTTCATTTTCATCTGCTTCGCCGACCTTTCGATATTCCCCCGGTCGTCAGCGAAATTCCACATTCCGATGAATAGTAACCGAGCACTCAGTGAACACTCAGTGATTGCATCATCCGTCCAAAACTCTGGCTTGATCGTCCGTATTCTTGCCATTTCTACCTCATATCTGTTTCATCGCCTTTGGTGCACAGAGTTTCTAGCGCGCAATAGGAGCCGTCAGGCGGCTCAATTGGGGGACATTATCTGATAAAATGAGTCTTGGCGGCATGAACACATGTCGGACTCCATCGAAATCTGCCAGTTACTGGGCATTCGGAGTTTTTGCATTGGGTACAGATGCAAATGAGCCCGTACGGCACACCCGCGTTGCACTCGCTCCTATTCACACAATCCGCGTATGACACATCTATCTCTCCGTGTGCACTACAAAATCCTGACATTTGTTTCCTCCTGGTGTATTACTACGGAGTCTCCTCTAGTCCCTCAACTTCCACCTCTACCCCTGGGACACTACCGTAGATTTTTTCAACATCCCCCATCCGCGCCACCTGACAGTCGTCCACCCATACAATGCCTGTGAGGGCGTCCTTTAAACATCGCACCAGTTTGTCAAGATCTCCAGTATGGGACGTATGCCAGTGGGGAGCGTCAGGCCTCAGGACATGGGATCTCTTGCCAGTAAAAAAGTGCTTCTTTGGTCTCGGCATTACAAACTTGCAGGACAGACAGACCGGCCCCCTAAATAACGGTGAGCCGGTCTTTTCAATGGCAATGGTGCTGATAAGGGATGCCCACGGTTTCTGCCGTTCACTATTGTCCTGCACAACCTGGGCGCGGCCTGTGTGTTTGTTGTAGAAGGCCTTTGCGCTGCCTTTCGGGACGGGGACGCCTGGGACAAAGAATTTCATCTTTCAATACCTCTCAAAAAGCTCTTCCAATTTCGCCGCCTGCTTCTCCGTCAAATCGTGTCCGTGCCGCGTCCGCTCGTGCATATCCAAGATGAAATTTTCGGCCCACTCATCGTCAATACGGCCGTGAGATGCCTCTTGAAACAGTCGCTCTGCCATAAGTTTGTGACGAGGATTGCTCATTGTCGGTAACTCCTATTCGGCAGCATACGCCTCAGCATATTCGCAAGGGTCCTGTGCTATTGCCGTTGTCTCTACTGCCTCTTTCAGACAGTCCTGTTTGTCCTTGCACCCTATTTCGCAGTCTGTGCAACAATCGATGCAGTGCGAATTGGCGTGACTGTCGGCCCCGTGCTGATCCATGGCAATGTGTAAAAGCGTATCCGAAGATTGCTGCGTATCCACGGCTTCATCGCTTACCCTGTCCCATAGTTCTTGAGTTTTATGATGTTCTTTGCCGTCGGTGAGCCACTCAAAAATAGTGGCATGGAGTATCGCCGCGCCTACTTCCAGCACCTCGGAGAACAGGTGCCACCACTGGCGATAGATAGTGTTGCGGGATGCGAATATTGTTTGCGGGAATAGCATTACACCTCCTTCCTTTTTTCCAAATATTCAGGGATATAGCATATGCGCTCTCTTGGAGTCCTGTTAGTTCCCAATTCGGTTGCGTGGTCATATTCTGGTGCCCTGTGTGCCACCACAGCGGGAATTGTAACTCCGATTGAGTATCCAGCATCCTTTGCCGCACAGTAGGTAGCATAACGGGCCTTGCCTGTGGTTTCGGCAAATACAATCGAGGTCATCCCGATCAATTCAGTTCTGTAGGCTTTAATCATTTACCTATACTCCTTATCATAAGTCTCAAGCATTTCACACACGTCACATTCCTCGGGTCCGTAGTCAACAACCTCCCATCCTCCCCACATAGCGCACTGTGGGTAAATGTTCCATCGGAGGGGGTGGAGAGGAGGAGGTGGACAATCACTTCAGACATATACAGGCGTCCTCTTCAATGCCTTACGTATCTTCACTGTAGCCTCAGTCCAACCGCATTCCCGCCAGAATATCCCGTTCACGTCTACCCTGTACCGCCCGGCCCTGCTCCCCGGATGAAACACTAAATGCTCTGTCCGTCCACTGATGTGGCTGCGTACGATGATCTCAAAACAGGGGTCCGGCAGTTCATGATAGTTTGGCGCGGGGATGGATGCGTGGTATTGAGCCCAACGAGCTTCTGCCGCCCTCCGGCCACGCTCTGACAATTTTTGCTTTATTTCTTGCCTAGTTAGCCGCATTAAGCATAATCACCTTTCTTGCAAAGTTTGGTAAGTGCTTGGTTATCCCAACAGTTCTTTTGCACACTTTTTATACGCTTCGGCCATGCCTTCTATCCTGGCGGCGTTAAATGGTGCACATATTTTGAGCTTACGTGCCTTTGCCTTCAACCGTTTAGACTCTGTCTTCCAACGGTTTGCGGTTTCTTCGCGATCAAAGCATTTATGATTTTCAATTTCCTCAAATGTGCCAATTTTTCCGCAAATAGAACATGCTGCCATTGTCGATCCTCCGTAGCACCACCGCACTATAACCAGCGGCAGGTGCATATTTCGCTCCGCTCGCGTTTCAACTCAAGCCGTTATTTTGATTGCAGCCTTTCCATATCGGCTGCGATTTCGCGAAGCTGAGAGGGGGTCAAATCCTCCACGTTCATCGCCCAATCCATGTTGCCAAAGCGAATGAAGTATGACCACCCGAGAGATTTATGAGCATTGACTTCCCGAAATACCTTCCCGACTACGTTGACCACTGTTGCCTCCGATATCTGACAGAAAATAACCAGAACATGCGAGCGGTGAACCCGCTCAATTTAGTGTTATCCGTGCGCTTCTGCGAGTATCTTTTGCCCACACTCGACACACGATATTTGTGCAGGATTATCCTTGTTGGCATATCCAACTAAGATTCCACATCGTTCGCAATGGATAGCCACGAATTTACAGGGTCCAGTGGGACAATCTTCACGGTATCCTGATGCTTTTTCATGGCAGATTTCGCACTCAAAATCTATCGGCCACCATCCATGATGTGAATATTTTATTTCCCATTTATGGTCCATCGTCTCTCCGATCTACGATAACGGATAACAAGCCAATTGACCGCCCGAAAAACTAGGCGGTCATCGGCCGCCCCGTTATGTGCTCTTTGTTGCCTCGTGCTCTTTGAGGCACTCTTTGTAATAAGCGTCCAGCGCCTTGATGGTGACTTTCTTCCAGTTCGGAAACGTCCGAGGGTTCTGGTAATCGCTGAACTGGAACCGAATGCGAACGTTCAGCAGTACCGACCGGTCAGCATTAAATACCGGCTGGCATGGCAGCACGATATATGCACCGTTCTTTCGACATACCTTGTTCCAGCGGTCATTAAATGCAAACTGGTCATCATCCCATTGCCATGATGGACGGCTTGCCACCCGCTCACGACTGTAGACGTTCAGGCCGACATTCTCCCACCAACAAAGCTCACCATCATCGACACTTTCCAGCAGATATTTCGGCCATCCGTTGTTCGGGTCGTATTCCCGCAACCATGACAAATACCACTTGGACGGCGGCGCAGAAGTCAGCGAAACGAGGTCGCCCACTTGCGGGTTATCGCAACCGCAGTTGTAACCCCAATCCTTATTGTTGATCGTCGGAAATGACATCAACTCGCTCAGGATAAGTAATCGTGCTCTGTTTTTCGACATGCTCTCCTCCTTGAATCCGCACATAACCCGACGCGGCACACCGACCCGATGAAGCCGGGCGGGTGCGCTTTGTCGTTATTTTGCTTTCAGTAGTTTTGCGAAGGAACGCATTCGCACTTGATGATGTTTGCGCTTCGAGGCAAAAACTTTCGCCCTATCCATCCACTGTTCCGGGGTGTACGTAGTCGCTTTCGGATCGCGGGACAGATTTACGTTTGTCCACTCGCAATCCCGGTAATATCTCGCCCAATGGCGATGATGGTCGCGGAGTACCACCATTTCCTCTGTGTCCAGCATCGCTCCCCTCCGATCACCAGCGCAAAATAACAAAACGCTGGACTGTGACTACGCTGACGCTTGCACGTCAGCTTTGGCCGTTATCTGTCTACCCCGGCTGTTTCCGCAGTCCGCAACAGAATGTCACGGAATGCCGCCGGAGTTGCGTTTCTAATCCTGGTCTTATCTTTGCCGCCGACCATTGCCATCATGCCGATGCGCCTGGCTTTTTCGTAGCCGTACCGCTCCAGGGCTACCGGGTGAATCCGTTGACCGGACGTTCCCCATACCAGCAATGGGAGCGCCACACCGCAGGCATACAGCCAGGTTGCCTTTCTGCTCATGTGGCCGTAATGCCCCTGTTCGACATGGCAGGTATACCCGCCAAAATCATCGGCCTTCACCCATCCGCCAGCCTTCGGAGGCGTAGCCAGCCCAAAAAAGCGCCAAGCGTGAGAGTGTGCAGGATGCTCAAGGACGCCACCGTAATTCCGCACCGCCGTCAATGCAGCGGCGAAACAGCCGCCGTCCTCGCCAAGTCGGTATTGCCCTGGCTTGTTCGGTGCTCCGTGCCAGTACCGGCCCCATCGCTGACATGGTGGATGGGCTACTACCGGAGACGGTCCCCGATATCTCCGAGCGTCCCTTACTTCATCCCAGGGATCAACACCGGGTATGCCGAAATAAGCGCCGTCAGTTTCTACGAAAAGAGCTGCTACCACCTGAATCCTCCTTACGACAGATAACAAAACACAGCAGCGGTCAAGCCGCTGTGTTCAGGCCGTTATAGTCCTTGTATCACCCGTTCAATGGAAGCATTCAACTCATCAACATAGGCATCAAAAGCCCTTCGCCGCCGTCAAATTTTATCCTAAAAAATGAATTCTTATCATGAGGCGCAATCTGTATATTTGGTAAATCCTGGATCATATCAAGGTAAATGGCATTTATCTTTACTTCGCCGACAGCGCCGTTCATCACCGGGCCGGAACTAATTTTTACCCTCCCGGACCCGTTGCAATCTCCGCAAATCTCCGCTCCTTTATCATTGATGGTGCATCCTATAGCGCAATCATCATTATACCTCTGACATTTCTTCCACTCCCCTTTGCCGCATTTAATATCTGGATTACGCCATGCGTTACAGTGCGTCACATATCCCTTGCCACCGCACCAATCGCATGCTTTAATTTCAAGGGTATATTCGGGTAGCGGCTGCCAAACCGTAATTTCACGTGATTTGGCTTCATCAAACATCCGCTCTGCATTTTTTGGACCCCTGTCTTCATCGTACCCGTCCACACGCGGCACCCGTATAATGATTCGTCCGTCCGTGGCATACGTCCATTCCCCGCGAGAAAATGGCCTATTGATGCCGCGCATCTCCGCATCTGGATTACAAAATCGTAATAAGTCCATTGGCCTCCTCCTTCTTCACTCACTTCAGGTGGAATTCGTTGTCACATCTCTTTTTCGCATTCAGGTGGCACCGCGTTCGGGCACGAAATCGCATGTCCATCAACTTCTCCGCACTCCGGACAGGGATCAACAGCAGTCCCCGGCGGGTCCGGCCAGCCGTCGTCTTCGGTGTCCATGTTGGGAAGGCCGTTTTGAGCTCCGGCTTTCTCGTCAGGCGTCATGGGTATTTCGCCGGTGGTGGGGTCGGCGGTTTGGGCGTCAGCGAAGCGGGAGACAATACTTTCGGCTGTAGTGGCAGGTTCCTGTTCAGGGCTAATGTCGATAATGTCCCGCATCTCATCGTCAGTCCTCATGCCCATAAGCACCTCGGAGGCATAGAGTCTGCCGAAAAACGTGGCGGCACGATAACGCAGCATGAGGTCAGGCATGGTCTGCCATTTTGAGCCGTTTTTACTGAGCCATCCTTCTTTGACAGCCATTTCCAGCGACACAGGAGGAGATTCAAGCCGATCGCCGGTAGCCTTCTCAATTGCCCACGCGACGCAAACGCGGTTCCTAATCTTCTCCTTGCCAGTCTTGGTCTGCTTGTTGCCCTTCACGTATTCGATAAATTCATAGGCGACTTCCCGCTCTGGTTCCGGTTCAGAAATATCGAACCGCAGCGGGGAGAATCGTCCGGTTGTGTTCAGGGCTCCGATAATAAAGGTGGAACTCCACGAGGGCTTGCCATGCACAATATAAAGGTTCTGTAGAACCGCCAGAGGGGACGCCCCGATCCTACTTGCCATCTCCAGAGCTATGACGCAGTTGGGGAAATTGCCCTTGTATTCCTTTGGAACTAGGTCGGACGCGGCCAACAGTTTGGCTTGTCGCTGTAGGAGCTCAAAGGCTTCCACACTCCCGAATCCAGGAGCCATCGGAAGCCTGCTTTCTATAGTTGTTGGCAAATATTCTCTCATTTCAATTTCTCCCCCTTTGTTTTACAGATAGTTCGGCTTGAACAGCGTGATCAAATCGCCCGAGCCTTCGTAATTCGGCCACACTCCAGACGCCCGGCATTCGGCCTCAATGTTCAACAGCCTCCGATATTCTCGTTGACCGCGAACGATGAAATCCATGTCCAGCATATAGGTTTCCGTGCGGTACGGCAGTTCTTTCTCTATGGCGATAAAACAGAAGGCGTCAAAATTGTTTCCCGTGGCCTCCTTTATTCCATCCAGATAAAAAGCGGCCTGAATGTCGTAGCCGTACTTCACCACATCCCGGCAAAACTCATACTCGCCAGCACAAGTACAGGTTTTCAGATCCACGAGAAGGCCTTTATTGCCGTCTGGTATCCGGTCGGGCCTGCATTTGCACATCAGCCCGGTTGCCGCGTCCTGCCATATCACCGTTTGTTCTGACACGCCTTCGGCCAACAGCTTCGGAGCAAACGGATGTTTCTGTATCGACTTCCGCATCTCCACCAGTTTCAAGCAATCGTCGGCAGAGATAAGCGATTTCCCGGCGTTGGCCGCCTCAAATGCCGCCCACTCCTCTTTTCCGGCGTTGGTGCGCTTGTTGATTCCGGACGGGATGACGGCGCACTCCTTCACAAAAGCGTCCTCGCCTTCCAGCAGGAACACATGGGAAGCCCTACCGAATGCCATAGCTGGCGTGTCTTCTTGCGGGACTTTCGCCGCCGCTGGACATTTGTCCAGGCGCTTTAAGTAGGACTTTGAAACGTAGTCGCGGAGCAGTTCCCCGTGATAGTCGCTGGCAGGGATGTCCGGGTAGATGCCGGGGGCAAGGGGTGTTATTTTCTCTGCAAGATTCCCGTTCACGATTCTCTCCTTTCAAACTCATGTCCGCACTTCGGGCAGGTAATCATCCGTTCGGCTCTGGCCTTTTCCGCTTCAATTCGTGCCGCCTCGGCCTCCTGACGCTCTTTCTCTTCGGCTTCAGCCTTCGCCCTTGCCTCTTCCAACTCCAGGCGCCGGCGGTCAATCTCGGCTTGTTTCTCAGCAGCTTCGGCTTCCAGTTTCGCCCGTTCCTCAGCAATGCGCTTTTCTTCGGCTTCCCGGATTTCGCGGAGGCGCTTTTCATCTGCTTCCCGTTCTGCCTTCAGTTTCGACTCTTCCGCTTCTCGCGCCTCGCGGATCTTCCGGTCCTCTTCCTGGCGCCGCGCCTCATCCTCTTTGCGGAGCCGCTCCAGTTCAGCGCGCTCGGCCTCGATCTTCGCCCGTTCTTCAGCCGCCTTGCGGTAGGCCTCTTCTTTCTCGGCCTTCAGCCGTGCCGCTTCCGCTTCCTGCTCAGCCTTGATTCTTGCTGCCTCTGCTTCCTGGGCCTGCTTGTTGGCAAGGATTGATTTCAGCTTGGAGGCTGATTCCATCAGGGCAAACTGTGCTTCTGCTGCGAATTCCTGATACTCGGCCTCGCCGATCTGGATTGCCTCCACGTTCGGGAGGACCTCGGCCAGCTTCGCCGCAGTCAAATTGATAGCTTTCAGCGGGTATTCCTTGATTGTCTGAATCTTCGCCTTGATACCCTCGATCCGCTCCCGCTCGATACGGGCTTTCTCGGCTTTTTCCTGCTCCTTGCGGGCTTCTTCGGCCTTAATGACGGTATCAATCGGCTGCTCAAGTTTGAGGATTTCGGCCTGAATCCGCTTAGCCTCGGAGTCGATCAGATTGCACCGCTCAAGGGCCGGAGCCTTGATTTCCTTGCGCTTCGCCTCAAGGGAGGTGCGGAGTTTTACCAGTTCAAACCTGTCCTTTTTTGCTGTCTCCATGCCCTTTGCTGTGCCCACGTCGTAGACCACGCCGACCATGCGAGCGCGGAGTTCTTGTAGCCCCGCTTCTGTCGCGCTGTATTCTTGTATTGCCTTTTCTGTACTCAACTTGTTCGCCCCCCTCTTTTTGTCCTCATCCGACCGCACAAACATGCGGCAGGACATCTATGGCCGTTCGCGATCCGTTGACCTCGACCACGCGGAATTTCAGCTTTGACCCGCATTCCGCGCAACAAATTGCGTACTCCGTTACCAACTCTTGCCGGAACTTGTAACGGTCTACGAATTTGTCCTTACCGCTGCCGTGCCCGTTCTCCTGACAGAGAGAAACGCCCTGTTCTGAGGCAAAGCATTTGCCACACGAACATTCGTGCAGGTTTTCTGTTTCCCCGGCTGTGCTCATGCCGCCACCTCCATCTTTCCGCTTTTCTCTGCTAGGCACTCATCGCAGAGCCACACCCCCTCGACATCCGGCATCCCCTCTTCACCCAACATCGGTTTGCCGCATACGCAAAAGCCGTTGTAACTCTCGTCGTCGATGGATTCGATGACGGCATTGGGATGGGTTTCCATGAACGAACGGATGCAGGTTACGTCCTGGCTGAAATACTCCTTGTACTCAATCCTCATTGCCCTCTCCTTTGACCTCGTCCTCGTCGCTATCGTCCTGGCTATCCCAATAATCAGGCGGCAACATCGAGTCGAACGACCTCTGAGCCCTCTGTAGTTGAGATCGGCTGCGGTTGTAGCTGCGAATTTCTGATATGCTCATTTTCTTTCCTCTTCGCCTCCACCACCCGCGCCGCATATTGCGGGTAATGCAGCCAGAGACAGGCAGAGCAGATGCCACTAGTCAGGCCGATAACGCCGTGGCCGTCCTTGGTGCCAATAATGTGACCGCAGTGCATACAAATGATTGTCATGCTGCCGCCTCCTTCTCCAGACACCCCCTGCGGACCAGCCGCCCGTCAACCTCCATGATCGGCGGTAGCAGTGTTTTCGCGCCCCGTGACCAGTCATAGAGTAATTTGATGCAGTCGCGGCACATTCGCTGCTCAGAGTCCAGCCGCAGCCTCCCACTGCAACCTTCCACCGGACAGGGCCGCATTGCAGGGCGATTGATGTTTTTTTGCAGTGGGGGTTTGATTGCCGCCGTCATCGGCTTGACGATCCGTTGGAATTCGATCCAGTTGCCGCAGCAGCGGCAGGAATGTGCGATTGCCTCAGGGCTGTTCATCGCCAAGTGCATCCTTGTTTTGCATTTTGGGCAGGTCATTTGTTCATCCTCGCGTCAACCGCCTCCATCGCCCGCGCTCGCGTAGGCCGCGTAACGTGATCACCGTAGCCAAACACCGCGACCCATTCTTTTCGGAGGTAGGACCAAAATATTACGGCTCCGCGATACTTGATCATTTACCATCTCCTTTGAGCCTGTTCATCACCTCGGTCTGCTGCTCTGGAGTCAACAGTCCAAGCACTCGTGATTTGGCTTCTTGGTCGATAGCCGCTATCAGTGTGTGCATCAGCAGCAAAACTCCCGCAATCAGCAATAGTGTCTGGAACGCAAATCTTGCAGCTTGCCAAGCCCAGCCTTTTGTCGACGTCACCCATCGGCTTATCATGTCGGTTCTCCGTCCAGGATGTCGTTATGACCTTCTTGTGCTTCCCACTCATCCAGGGCAGCAGCAACGCTCCTCAGTAGTAGACAGACGTATGTAATCGCCAGGATTGCAAAAACCAGCAAGATTACAGCGATCCAGAGAAGGATATTTAGGACCACAACTACCTCCAGTCCATTGAAATGTTGTAGTAAGGAACTGTGGCGGGAGGGACAAACGGTTTTTTTATCACAGCTTGGCATGACTTGCAGTAAAACGGCTGATCAGTCCATCTGCCGCATCTCACGCAATGTCGGTTCTTTTTCGCTTTCGCTTTCATTTTTGCCTCCGTTCCGCCCGTTCTGCGAGCAGCTGGCGGGCAACTGTACGCGCCTTGACTTTCGCCCTGACTGTCGGCGGTGGGGCGGTCTGCTGGATCAAGGTGTGCAGTAGCTCCTTGATCTCCCTGATTTCCTGCTCGATGTTCATTTCGTGATGTCCTCAAG